GACAGGTAACACTCTTAACGTGAATACTGCATCATCCTCACGGATTGTTGTCGGTGCTGATGAGATTGACTTGGCTACAACTGGCGTTACTGCTAGTACATACAAGTCTGTAACTGTTGACACATTCGGACGTATCACAGCAGGTACGAATCCTACGACTATCGCTGGTTTCGGTATCACAGATGCTTACACAAAGACTGAAGTTGATACTTCTCTGAGTGGTAAGTTATCGACTACTGGTGGCACGATGTCGGGTGCTATTGCGATGGGTACGTCTAAGATTACTGGATTGGGTGACCCTACCAATAACCAAGACGCTGCCACTAAGACTTATGTGGATGGCATCTTAGGTAGTGCAACATCTGCTGCGACAAGTGCTGCTGCTGCTGCAACTTCTGCATCCAACGCTTCTACTAGTGCTTCTAACGCCTCAACAAGCGCAGGAAATGCCTCTACAAGCGCAACGGCTGCTGCTGCTAGTGCTACCAGTGCTTCTAACACTTACGATGACTTTGATGACCGATATTTAGGTTCTAAGAGTTCTGCGCCATCTGTTGATAATGATGGTAACGCTTTGCTTACAGGTGCTTTGTACTGGAACACATCGACTAATAATCTGTTCGTGTGGACAGGTTCAACATGGACTAACGCAGCGTTTACAGCAGGTTCATTTGCTACCTTGACAGGCACTGAGACTCTGACAAACAAAACATTAGCTTTTGGTAGTAATACACTAACTGATGTTGCAAGCCTTAACACAGCACAGACATTTACAGCCACTAAGACATTCTCAGGCTCATCATCAGCTACAGCCATTGTCCTCAACGATGCCGCAGAAGTAGCAACTGTTTCAGCAACTGCGGCTACAGGCACAATCAACTACGACATTACCACTCAGTCTGTTCTGTACTACACAAGCAATGCTTCTGCTAACTGGACAGTTAACTTCAGAGGCTCTAGCGGTACTTCATTAAATACTTTGATGACTACTGGTCAATCAATGACTGTGGCTTTCTTAGTCACTCAAGGCTCTACTGCCTATTACAACTCTGCTGTGCAAGTTGATGGCACTACATCTGGAGTTACAACAAGGTGGTTAGGTGGTGCGCCTACTGCTGGTAATGCTTCTGGTATCGATAGCTATCGTTATTTGATTATCAAAGTTGCAAACGCTACTTTTACTGTCCTTGCCTCCAATACACAGTTCAAAGCCTAATTATGTGTATCTGCAAAAGATGTAATGTTGACAAACCTTTGGATGAATTCCAAATGGACAAGCGTAGGAACAAACACTACGGCACTTGTCGGGTTTGTCGTGTTAAAGCTGGGCGTGAAAACAGACAAGCAAACATTGAGACATACAGGAAAAGAACTCGTGAGTATTTGCGTGAGTGGAGGGCTAAGAACCCTGAGAAACAAGCCGCCATCTGCAAAACGTATGATGAGAAAAATAGGGATAAACGTAGTGCTTATGCCAAACAGTATCGCAAAGACAATCCTGAAAAAGTCAAAGAACAGGTAAAAGCATGGGTTAAAGCCAATCCTGAGAAAATAAAAGGCTATATGAAAAAAGCATCAAAGGCTTGGCACGAGCGTAATCCTGATTATCAAAGCAACTTCTACAAGGCCAACAAAGAGCGTTATGTTGCGGCTAGAGCAAGGCGTAGGGCGGCTCAGGACTCAGCCACACCAACTTGGTTAACAGCCATTGATAAAGCTATGATTCAAGAGATGTACGATGTTTCTGAAGCAAGGTATATCCAAACTGGCATAAAACACCATGTTGACCACATTGTCCCAATTAACGGCAAAGGCGTAGCTGGTATGCACGTTCCTTGGAATTTACAAGTAATAACTGCTCACGAGAATTTGAGCAAAGGTTGGAGGTTTTAATGCCATTACAAGCAACAAGCGGTGCGGCTAGTTACGATGCCTTTGGTGGTGGGGCGGCTGCTGTTCCCGTATATATTGAAGATGTGTTTTCGACATGGCTTTACACAGGCACAGGAGCTACCCAGACCATTACCAACGGGATTGACTTATCTACTAAAGGTGGTTTAGTTTGGTGCAAAATGCGTTCAAGTGCTGGTTATAACCACGCATTAGTAGACACTGCCCGTGGCGCACAATATCAAATTCATTCAAACACAACTGGCACAGGGCCGGGTGCAAGCACAGACTTTACTTCATTTAATACTACTGGATTTACTTTAGGTGCTCCTGACGCAACAAACAATTTTAATGCATCTGCGGAAACCTATGTCTCATGGACATTCCGCAAGCAACCAAAGTTCTTTGATGTTGTAACTTATACGGGGAATTCAGTAGTAGGTAGACAGATTAGCCACAATCTTGGCTCTGTTCCTAGTTGTATTATTGTTAAGAAATTAAATTCAGCAGGAAGTTGGATTACTTATCACAGGTCAATTGGGGCGACAAAATATCTCGCTTTAAACACCACTGCGGCAGAAGACACTTTCAATGGGTTTTGGAATGATACAACGCCAACAAGCACTGTTTTTACTGTTGGTGATGCTGGTGAAATTAACGATGCTGGCAGCACATACGTAGCCTACCTATTCGCCCATGACGCAGGAGGCTTTGGTCTGACTGGTACAGACAATGTTATTTCGTGTGGGTCTTTTACGACTGATGGCAGTTCTACTTTTCCAGAAGTAACTCTTGGATATGAGCCGCAATGGGTGCTGCTCAAAAGAGTAAGCAATTTTGGCTCTTGGTCAATACTTGATAATATGAGAGGTCTTACAGTTAATGGAAATGAGCCTAGTTTAAGTCCAAATAACACTAATGCTGAAGCAGTAGCAAATTTTATAGAGCCAACAGCTACAGGCTTTTCTACGCCTACAAATAATAATCCTTTATATTCATCATCTACCTACATCTACATAGCCATTCGCAGAGGCCCGATGAAAGTTCCTACAAGTGGGACTAGTGTGTTCAATCCGTCTTATGGTTTATCAGCATCAAATAGTGAATTTGTAAACGCTGGATTTCCAATTGATTTAAATTGGCGTGGTAGAACAACTGGCGACAATAATATTCTGCAAGACCGTTTGCGTGGTGCTTCTCAATTAGCGTTTGGAAATTTAACTAGCGCAGAATCAACATCAAGTGCTTATACATTTACAACTCAGAATGGTTGTACATTCACATCAACAGCAAATTTTTCACCTTGGATTAACTGGTCATTTAGGAGAGCACCATCGTTTTTTGATGAGGTTTGCTTTGGTTCATCGCCTACTGCCGCCATTCCACACAATCTTGGAGTTGTTCCAGAGTTAATTATTGGAAAAGATAGAACGGGGACAGGTGCATGGTATGTATGGCAACCAAGTACAAGCGTTCGCTACGGTCTTTTAAATAGCACCGCTGCTTTTTCTGCTCCAGCCGGAAGTTGGCCTGCTACTAGTACAACATTTGAGCCGCTTATTTATGGGTCTAACATTGTCAACTACCTATTTGCCACTTGTGCAGGAGTTTCTAAGTGCTTCAATTACACAGGAAATGGCTCGTCACAAACAATTAACTGTGGCTTCACAGGCGGGGCGAGGTGGATTCTAATAAAGCGCACCGACTCTACAGGAGATTGGTATGTGTGGGATTCTGCTAGGGGTATTGTGAGTGGGAATGACCCGCACCTTAGCCTCAATACAACAGCCGCTGAAGTTACTACAGACGACACAATTGACACAGACTCAACTGGTTTTGTAGTAAACCAAGTTTCAGCAACTAATGTGAATGTGTCTTCTGCAACCTACATTGGAATCGCCATAGCGTAAGGAAAATAAAATGCAAATTAGAATTAGAGAAACTGGACAAGTAATGTACGAAGCAGAGTTTCGTGCATATCAACAAGCCAATGGTGGCCCATCATGGGAAACAACAACAACTGAAGTCTTAACTGCTTTGGGTGCTGATGTAGTCTTTGAAGGCGCACAAGCTACAGGCGGTACTGTTTATCAATACTCTCAAGCCTCTGGTGTTGAGCAGATTGATGGTAAGTGGTATACCAAACATATCCTTGGCCCTGTCTTTACAGATACCACAGTTGATGGCGTAACTACTACTGCCGCAGAGCATGAAGTGGCTTACAAGGCTACTAAGGATGCTGAACAGGCTAAGTCTGTGCGTCAGACCCGTGATGATAAACTATCAGCAACTGATTGGAGATTTCGTAGCGATATGACTCCATCACAGGCATGGAAAGACTACTGCCAAGCATTGAGAGATGTTCCTACACAAACTGGATTCCCTTGGACCATCACTTGGCCTACACAACCTACGGAGTAATAGATGACTAAAGCAAGAACACTAGGTAATTTTGTAAGCACAGGGAATCCCCTGTCTGATGGAACCATTGCAGCTTCTGAAGTGACAGGGTTGGCTACAGTGGCTACATCTGGTAGCTACAATGATTTGTCAAATAAACCAACAATAACAACCACAGCCACTAACATTGCTGGTGGTTCTAATGGAACCATTCCTTATCAGTCTGCATCAGGCACGACACAGATGTTGGCTGCTGGTACAAGTGGTCAATTGTTGCAGAGTAATGGGGCTGCTGCTCCTAGTTGGTTAACTCCTACGGCTGTTAGTTTAGCCACAGGTGTTACAGGAACATTGCCAATTGCTAATGGTGGTACTGGAACTACATCAACTACTTTTGCAAACTTAACAACAAATGTAACAGGCACGTTACCAATTGCTAATGGCGGTACAAACTCCACTGCTACTGCTACTGCTGGTGGTGTTGGTTATGGTACTGGAACTGCTCATGCTTATACAAGTGCTGGAACAGCAGGTCAAGTATTAACTAGCTCAGGCTCAGGAGCACCCACTTGGACTACAGCCTCTGCTGCTGGTTCTATTACAGCAGTAGCTTCTGGAACATTAGCCAATGGAACTACTGTTATTTTAAATAGTGATGGAACAGTAAGTGCTGTTGCGGCTACTGGTTCGGCATCAATTACTACATTAGCTTCATACTATCCAAACACAGGACTTACTACTGCATCATTAGAAGGTAACAATATAACTGCTGTTTATAATTCAGTACAAAACGTAGTTATGATTTTTTATATTGATTCAGGAACAAAGTATATCTATTCAAATGTACTTGCGGTTACTGGATCATCTCTTACATCACTATCTGGCCCAACTGGAATTTTTTCTACATACAATTATGGTGGTGTTGAAAATGGAATAACTTCTGTTTATGACCCTGTGTACGATAGATGCTGGATTGTTTCTAGTACAAATACTAGTCCTGCCATGTATTTAATTTCGGTTAAATGTGATTCTGCTGGTAATATTGGTACTGTTACAAATTATGGATTTAGAGCTACTAATATATATGGTTTTCAATTAGCTATTGGTGGTGATAAGTTAGCTTTAAATAGTAGCACTGGTAGTGGTGGTGCAATTACAATTTTTTCATGGGTATTAAATAATTCAGCAAACGGAGTTGTAACACAAACACCATCTACATATACTCTTGAAAGTTCTGGTGCGGCTTATCCAAGAGCTTATGGTCTTTATATTGACCCAACAGGGTCATATTGGACTTCAGTTTATGCTTACAATACTGGTGGATTTTATATAAAAGCCGCAACAGGAACTATTAATTCAAGTGGTGTTTTTTCTGCTGGTGCTTCATCTTTATTTGCATCTGGAAGTGGCACTTGGAACGCAAATAAAATTACTTTAGCCTATAACACTTCACAAGGTAAATTTACGTTTAGTGCATTTGGTGGCGGTACAGCCAGCCTTTATATTGGATTGATGACTGCAACTACAGGAAGTTCAATAACTGTCCATCAATTTACAGATACAGGTATTACTCAAAATGAAGGATGGGTTTCTTTTTATTACACATCAGGAGCTAGTTCATATGTAGTAGGAGGAGACAATAGTTATTATCAGTACCACTTACAACATTAATTGTTGCAGTCTGACCATTTGTATATGATGCTGAAGAAAACCCTAAGAAATTAGTTGATGTTAAATTAGTTGAATATGCTTTACCAATAGCAGCACCTACTCTGCTATATCCACTAGTAATAGCACAATAACATAATGCAGCATAAGGCTCAATATTAAAAGGAACTACAGTATTTCCTACTACACTACTACCAAATGGACTATAAAGAGGGCTACCTACACTAAAAGTTG